AACTTTCTTATGACCTATTAATTTATAAGAAAAATATGGTTCCTTAAAAAGACCTTCCCAAACCATATTAAAGTGACTCCACTTCTGTTGAGGTTCATCTTTAGAATCTTTCTGTAGTGCCATTTCTCTATTAGTCCACTGTTCTTTTCTCCATTGCCACATAAAATCTATTGAGTTTCTACAATTATTACATATCCATATAGTCGGAAGATATTCTACCTTACCATCTTTTCTTCTAACTTCATTATTAAATGGAACTCCAACTAATCTTGAATTAGCAAGTCTCATTCTTATTTCGTCTCTACCTCTTGTAGATTTTGTATCCCAAGTAGTCCATATACCACCAGTGCCTCTACCATCTTTCTTGAATTCGTACATATATCTATTTATATCATCAACTACAGAAAGACCGGTGTTTGATTGTGTCTTAGATGCTAATGGATCTATTTTATTAATCAGGAATCTATAGTCAAGAGATTTATCTGCTATCACACCACATATTTCCAACGTAACCATGTTCTCTGGTGATGGATAGAATTCATTCCAAATAAAGGCTTCATTATGTGGACTCAATGACATCCATCCTATCGCCCAATTATTATGATCATGATAATCTATTCCACGAGCATGTAACCAGTCAAACGGTAAACCTTGAGGAAAGTATTTGTTTTTATCTATTACATGTATCTTCTTGTCAAAATTCTTGAATATACGACCAGATATCTGTTTAAACAAACCATATCTACGTATATCTATAATATCATCATCACCCAATGCATTATATTGTCGTTCTATTATTTCTTTATCGAGTGTTGGATTATCATCAGAAGCCGCCATTAATACTGCTATCGATTGTCCATTGTTTACTTTCTCAATCTGTGGTACATCCTTTCCCATTCGTTCTTTAATACGATTTACTATTGATTTAGTCCTAACTATATGTGAAGCTCTTTCATAAAATTCATCATATTCCCAATCCATATATTCCTGTGCAGGTGTCAAAGTAAAGATCATATCACCACCAGAAGCTAATAAACGTGGGACTTGTTCTTCATAGAAAGCTTTTTTACAGTGTTCATCTACCCAAACTCTTCTACGTTGTACACCAGCCTGTGCTTGTACCTCTTGAGAAAATGATACAAACTCAATATAAACATCTTGTCCACCCTGTGGATCTTTTAATATTAAGACTGGTTTTCTAAGACTTATATCTTTTTTAATCAGTGAAGGTGGACACCATTTCTTAAATTCAGGATATTGTGTATTTCTTACTTCTTTACCCTCAGACTCCATCGGTAGAGTTTCAGAAGCAAATCGTAATACCCTTATACTATCAGTTGGACGTATATTCTTTTCTTCTACTGGAAGTATACCAAGTATACTCATAACATTCCAGAATGCAACATTAGATGTCTTCATGCTATTATGAGTACGCATACCGCAATAAGATATTATTTCATGTTCTTCACACTCATAACCATAAACACGGCCCTTGCCTATATATTTGATATCTTTTACTTTTATCCAATTATAATTGTTTGATATAAATTTATTTTTATTTAAATATTCAATTGCTTTTTCAAACTTTTGTGGATATTTTGAATGATCTAAAATATCTATAATTTTTTTAGCATTGAATGAATTTACTTTAATTCTATAAAAGAAATCTGTGGATTTATCCATCATTTCTTTTACTATATATGATTTTATACCTATTCTCCATAACATATATTGAAATTCTATTGCTTTATTTCTACTAAGTCCAATACAAAAACCAATTTCTATTGATGGTAAGTTACTATATCCTTTATTTCTATTTCTTAATAATAAATAACCATCTCCATTAAAATAACCACATAGAAATTCTTTAATATTATTTTCTTTTGATATTATTATTTTACCAAAAGAATCATTTGAATAACCAGTACCAAATATATATTTTTTAAGTGGATGTTCTTTTCCTTGATCATATTTTATTGTAAATGTTTTACCAGTATTATCATACGTATATGTGTACCCTATATCTGTAATTAATCTTTCTACTTCAGATCTAAAATATTTATTTGTATTTGTAAACTTTAATGATTGATTTTTAGAAATATATCCATCTGACATTAAATATCCAAGTAATCTTGGATTATCTATATCTATACCACTATTTGTATTATCTATAAAATTTACATATTTATGATTAATATCCTTTGCATTATACCACTTTTCTTCAAAGTTTATATTCTTATATTTTCTTGCATAAAATGGATGATCTTTATTAACTTTTATTTTATAACCATTTACAAAAGATACTTCATATATATCATCAATGTGTGAATCTATACTTTTTATTTTTCCACTTAATGTATTATCACCAACTTTTAATTCATTTACTTTTTTTGGTCCTTCATTTGTATAAACATATTCATCTTCTGATAAACATTGGTTCCCGGTAAAGAGACAAATTATGTTTTCATCTAAGTGCATTAACTGATTAAATGCCCAAGTTGGTCTAAAAGAAAAGAATCCTACCCAATCGTTGAGCATTTTCTTTTCATGTTCAGTTAATTCTAATTTGTCTAGTCCGTAGGTATCTTCCATATATTCTTAGAAATACAATGTGAATTTTATAATTGATCCAGAACTATCTACTGAGTTAATAGATTTAAACTTCCTAATATTATCTATGCCATAGATTATCATAGACTGACCACTTGCTATTGTATGACCAAGGTTAGTCCCAGCTGTTGCTGTAGGGATTGTACCATCCATAGTAATATTAACTGAAGCTGTTTCTACCGTTATCAACATTGTTTTCGGAGGAGCATAAGAAATCATTTCTATTGGAGCCTGTACTATTGCACAAGTACCAGTAGAAGAAGAACCAGTCAATGTTTCTGCAGCAAATGTACCACTTATATCTCTAAGTAATAAAATACCTACATCACCTGAACCAGCAGTACCATTTATTACATATATCTCTGCTATTCTTGCAGTAGCACCAGAAGTACCACCAGTTACTTTTTCACCTTCTAACAATGCTGCAGTAGCACCCGTATTGTAGTGTACATAGTGTGTAGCATTGAAATGAGCCTTGAGAAGGCAATTATCTATAGATTTAGCAGAAGTCATTGTAGATATCATTCCAGAAAACTGAGCCTGTCCTAAATCTGTAGTCATTAACATATTAATCTCCTAGTATTTTTATTTCTTTAATTGTACCTATTGGTATAGCTAACATCATACCAGATGTATCTGTGTCTACACTAACAGACATAGCAAGAAACAAGAATAACTTATTCCTTTCTATGTAATAACCTACAGATTCATAGTCAGCTGCTTTGGCATGTTCATCGAAATCATAGTTACTATTCCTTACCCAACCACTGTTATCGGATACAATATCATGCCAATACACCTTTATTATCTTGAACTTCTTCAACGTTTTGAAATTCAGCATCGATTATATCTGCACTCTTTAATTTCTCGACAAAATTGTCCAATAATCCTTGGATTAAAGGATTAATTATTGTCTTATGATCATTGTATAGGATTTGAACCAAGTGAGATGGCTGGTTGTTTAATATTCCAGTTGACTGTAAAAGTTCCTTGGTTGCCTCAAATCCTATCCTTTTATCTACATTACTAGTAGTTTCTGTGGCTTTTGTTATCCAATGTTCCATGTTCTTTACTGCCTGTGGAACAAAAGATGCCAATCTTGCCTGTTCTCTTTCTATAATAGTTTTTACATCATCTTGACGACATATATCTTGTATTCTTACTTTTGTTAATCCTACTTCTTTTCCTATTTCCTCACAAGACATTCCAGTAGCCCTCATTTTTCCTATGAACTCGTTTCTTGGAGTACCATACATCTTAGGTCTACCACGACCTTGTTTATTGAAAATAGTCTTTGGTATTCTTTTTATGTTATGTACTGAAGCATCTACCTTCTTTGACTCCTCATATATTGCCTCTTCTTGTTCTTTCTTTGCTTCTTTGACTAAATTACCTATTTTCTCAAGAACACCAGAGGTCAACTCTTCCACTTATACTAACCCAAGATTTCGGAGTGTGATCAGGGTAGAATCTTTTACAAAATCAACGGCACTAATTAGCGAGTTTTTGTCGTTTACTACAACATTTGCGAAGTAATTCACGCCTTTATGTGTAAAACCATAAATAAACGTAACTTCGTCTGAATCTGCTGGTATTTCTTTTGGTTCAATGGTAAAAGTACCAGTAGAATCCTGTACCATATCAATTACATCACAAACATCGTCTTTACTTTTCATAATAATGCACGTTTCCTACTGCATCTTTGTAAAATACTATTGTCTTTTCTTTGTCTATTCCTTTAATTTTCTTAATTTCCTTCAAAAGTTCCTTCTCAGTCATGTCTTTTATCTTCATTTACTCTCCAAATATGGAGCCAACAGAAGGAATCGAACCCTCAACCGTTTGCTTACAGGGCAACTGCTCTTCCAATTGAGCTATGCTGGCATCTGTTTACTGTTCTAAGTTAGTTTTTCCAGTTCGCCGGTTCTAAGTAAGTAACTAAGTAAAGTAACTAAATACATTCCCAACCAACAAAGAACCTATAAGTAAATATAATACTATTTTTCTGTTTGTCAAGGGGTTTGAGGCATTTATTTTTATTTATTTTCAGTTTTCCTTTAAATACAGGTAGTTACAAAGACACCTTTTTGGCCTTCTATTTTTTAGAAATATGCCTTTTTCTGGTAATAAGTTAGTGTAGTTAGAGTACCCCTCCCATCAGAAGACAGATACCCAAGGTAGTTACTTGAACTGTAAGTAGCGAAGCGTGCAGAGAATATTACACGGTTCAAGGATTCCAACACTCTGAGGTCCCCTCCCACGTCTACTGCTCCTAAGTAACTGAGTTTTACTGCAGTCTTACTGATCTAAGTAATAAAGTTATAAGGTAGGAGTGTGGAGAGATGGTACATACTAAATGCCCTAAATACACTATACTAAATATCT